TCCGAGTGGAGTCATGCCCAATTAAAATCATATAAAGATATTTTAGCCCATTGCGACTTGGCTGATGTTATGACCAAGGAGCTATTGGAACGGGCAAAGAAATATCAGAAGCGGGATTTGGAGAACGGCAAAAAGTGAAGTTGCCTTGGCTTAAATTCTATCCCTCTGATTGGCTTTCGGATGAAGCCTTGCGAGGTTGCACCCCGGCGGCAAGGGGGCTTTGGGTGGACATGATTTGCCTAATGGCAAAGAGCAAAAGGCACGGCTATTTGCTGGCCGGAGACAAGCCAATGACGGCGGAACACTTAGCCAGAATCTTCGGCCAAAGCCTTGAAACAACCTCCGACTTGCTCATCGAATTGGCACAAGCCGGAGTGTATTCGATGGACGGAGACACCATCTTTTCACGCAGAATGGTGAAGGATGAGGGAGGTCGCAAGTCAAACAGGGATAGGGTTTTACGCTGGCGTAATGCGAATGTAACGGAAATGAAACGCTTTTGTAACGGAAATGTAACGGGTCAGAAGCTAGAGGCTAGAGGCCAGAAGCTAGAAAGAGAGAGAGGCGCACAAGTGCGCCCTACGCTCGCGCAATGGTCGGATTACGCAAAGAGCATCGGATGGCAAGGGAAGGATGTCCAAGGAGCGTTTGACCATTATGAATCGAATGGCTGGAAGGTCGGAGGTCGCGCCCCGGTCAAGAACTGGCAAGCCGCCGCGAGGAATTGCTTTAGACGGAACCAAACCACACAACCGAAAGGAAACCACACAATGCAACCAAAACCACAACCAAGATCATCGTGCGAGTCCGCGCCACTTTATAGGGTGATGGGCTTTAGCTCATTCTACGAATGGCAGAAGGCAGGGAGTCCCTCGTGAGTCTCATAAAAGCCTTTAACGCGACTCAAGAACGGGGCTTTGTGCCTTACCGCCGAATAACCCCAACCTACAAAACTTTGGCCGAGGAAGCCAAGGAATTTGAATATACCCTAACCATCCCAAGGAAGTTGCGGGAACTTGAGGAACGGATTGAGAACATCGAAACGACCCTTTCCCTTATGCGACAATCTAGGGACAACGATCCAGTTAAGGCTTACCTAGAACCAATAGCGTCCAGAATAGGCCAAATTGAGGCGCAAATAGGGCTAGAAAAGGCCAAGACCAATGGACAGATAGATATCCCCAACATCATTGTTCCCGAAGAATTGCGGGTCTTAAAAGGCAAATTGGGAAGGTGCAATAACCGTAAATATGAAATCGTGAGGCGGAGGTGGTCATTATGGAAGGCTCAATATGATGCCGGAATACCCATGAACACCATTGCGAGGGCTTGGAAATGCGACCACGGAACCATCGCCTACGCTCGGTCGAACGGATGGAAAGCCTCACCCGGTTGGGGCAGGGCAAAGAGGGCAAAGCGATGAGCTTCCACTTCGCCTCACAACTCACGATGGACTTTGTGGAGCCAACGGCCACGCACCATCCCAACAAACCACTAGGCTCGAAACAATGCCAACAAGTGCTTTCCCACTTGCAAGCGGGAAAGCCCATCACGGCACTAGAAGCCTTGAGGCTCTACGGAATCTTCCGGCTGGCCTCTCGCATCCATGACCTAAAAAAACACGGCATCGAAATCAAGGTGCGGGATGTGGCAACGGAGAACGGCAAAAAGATAGCCCAGTATTATCTTGAATAACTGCGCAACTGCCCTTTGACATAGCCTTAAAAACTCCTAAAGAAATCCTCTTATGCCTACGGCCATCGAAACCGACAACCAAAAAGCCCAACGGCTTTTAGGCGAGCTATTCCCAGACAAGGGCGAGCTTCAAAAGGTGCTGGACGGCGGCAAGGCACAGGAACGAATTAGCCCACTACGCCAAGCCATCGAATGCCTAATTTTGAATGGGCTACCAACGGCAGTCATCGCACGGACGCTCAACTTGGGACAAGGAGCAATCCAATATCACGCTCGTTGGTTGGAGCGGAAAGGAAAAATCATCCGGCCAAGCAAGACGGCTCATTGGATTTGGGCAAAGGAAAACGGTGAGAACTGAGGGGCAAGACCCGGCGGACAGCATCGCGGCAAGCTACACGCCCGATATGGCTGACCAAATCGACACGCTCCAAGATGTAGTCAAAGAGCGGCTCGCTCACCTCAAAGCCCAAAATCCGGCCATGAATTTAGACGAATTGGCAAAGGCCACGGCAGAGATCATCGAGGAAACCATAAAGACCGAAGGCGACTCGCCTATGCTACGCACAAAAAGGGATGACACGCTGGACGAAGCCCTCCTAGCCCTAGCAACCAATCGCTCCCCAGAAAGCCTAACGAGCATCGCCAGACGCTATCTCAATCCCAACACGGGCAAGCCTTACACACGGGCGGCACTATCCGCACGGCTATCTGAGCTAACTCAACGGACGGGGCTTGTGCTAAGGGTGCAACGGAGCGAAAGGGTGAGGCAAATTTACAAGGATCGCGCCCTTCGGGTTCACGCCAGACGGCGGAAGGAATGCCCAAAATGGAACCGTGAGGCATGGCAAAAGGGGCTAAAAAAGAAGGGTAAAAAACGGTGAACTTTACACTAAATGCGAACGAGGTATTGGTCGCCGGGTATGTTGGGATGAGGCGCAACGCAGAAGCCAAATTTAATAGGCGCAAGGCAAGATTCCCCGAAAAGGTTGTGGGCGAATTGTGGGGAAAGCATATTGAGTCAGCCCACGCCGAGCTTTGCGTAGCCAAGGCACTAGGGCTTTATTGGGGCTTTGGGGTAAACACATTTCACACGGAGGACATCCTCGGTTCGGGCATCGAGGTCAGATGGTCGGGGCATCGCAAGGACTTAAAAATTAGGCAAGACGACAAGGGCTATGTGGTAAGCGTGAGTGGCGAATGCCCGGACTACAAAATCAACGGCTGGATCGAGGCGGACAACGGCAAGATGGCCGAATTTTATCACGCCGCCCCGCCACCTTGCTATTTTGTTCCGCACGAACGGCTCAAGGCAATCGAGGAATTGGCTGAAATCATAAAGGGAAAACGGTGAGGACGGGGAGCAAAGTGGTATGCGTGGATGACCGCTTCCCTCCGGAGTTGATGCTCTACTACAACTGCCTGCCCTTAAAGGATAGGGTTTATGTGATAAGGGGGATGGCCGTAGGGATATCGAGCCAAGGCGAGCCGGGGGAGATCGTTGTTTATTTAGAAGGGCTTGAAAACCCACGGTCAGCCAAACCACCCCACCCCGAAAGGGGCTTTGCGGAGTGGCGTTTTCGTGAGATCGAACCACCAGCCGAGGTCGAGGAGCAAGCCTTAGAGCTTGCCGGGGCAACGGCATAACCCAAGGAGAAATCCCATCATGGCAACAGCACTAGCAACCCTAACCAACAACGAAAAATCAATCGGAATGGAGCTTAAAAAAACGGTGAAGCTTTTACAAGACAGCCGGGAAGAGGCCGTCAAAAGCATGGCCGAAACAATCAGCCTAGCGGCGGACGCTGGCGACATCCTACTGAGCGCACGGACGGAGGGGCTGGATGTCGAGGGCATCCTAGAGGTCGCCGGATTAAACGGTGAGGAGGGGCGCAGGCTAGAGCGCGTAGCCAAGGCACGCCCTAGCCTCACGAACCCAGAACCCGGCCAGCTCAAGCAACTCGCGCTCTGGGCAGGCATCCTCCCCGACCCTATCGAAAGCACAACGACCCCAAGGCCGGAAGCCCATTGGCTGACCTACCCCATCAAAGCCGCCCAATGGCTCGCCCGCAAAAGCCCCGCCTCATGGAGCGCACCCCAAAGGGAGGAGTTCGTCCGCGAGGCCCGCCCCATAGTTGAGGCATGGGTGCAGGCAGGGGGCAAGCTATGACAAAATGTCATATGCGACTTACGCAAGTTTTTACTGAAAGGCTAATGATGACTTACAAAAGCTGGGTCGTTGATTTGTTAGTAGGTTACGCAAACCAAAACAGCGTGATGCGTAATGCGTTGCGTCACAACAAGTTAGGTAACTTTTAACTTATGTTCCTCTCCCATAACAGGTTCCG